TTATTTAAATTTTGACCAGTCAGTATTCAAAATATCAACATTCGTTGGAATGTTAACTTTTTCATCTGAATTCAACTGCTTGAATTGCGTCCGCTTTTGACGCTCTTGACGAACTTCCTGGACAGAACGATAATTTTTCTTCTGCCAGGCCACCAGAATGGTCTCAATGTAACGCAGGTTTAAGGCAGCATTCAAAACCGCTTCCTGCACCGCTGCTTTGATAAATTCGGGCTTGAAATGATCCACGTCAAACCAGTTTTTAACAGTTTCCATCTCCATTTGACTTAACGGACGACCAAACTCTTGCTCGATTAAGTTATAAATCGCTGCACGACTCAAATCGTCCTGATGCGTTACCGGTTGACCTTGCGTGGCAACACGCTGCGCCGCAGTCATCGTATCACTACCTGGTTCAGAAACCAACTTGTCATATAGTGGTTGGAAATCCAACTGTGTGCTAACGCGACCAGCACCATCACGCATACTAACAAAATTAACCAATCCCTTGGCGCGCATTGCCTCAAGGTGTCCAAACACCGTCTGCGCATCCCAGCCAAGTGTCTCCCCAATTTTTTGCGTGCTAGGTTCTAGTTCGCCACGATCAATACCTGCCTTCGTTTGCACGTAAACAAGCAATTCTTCGTTCGTCATGCCAAGGTCACGGTAATGTTGTAGTAAATAGTTACTGATGTTCGTTGTACCAGCTTGCATAAACGCTGCAAAATTTAATTTATCTGTCATACGTTCCCCTAACTAAAATTTGAAAGCATGTACCCCATACTTTTCGATTTTTCTATTATACCCCCATATTTCCGTCAACGCGATGGTCATATTCAGAGTACGCTAAACGTCATAGGAGGATTTGCAACATGGATAATAATGATAATCGCCCATTGTGGCTACGTCCCTGGTTCTGGCTGGTAGCACTATTCTTTATCGGTCGTCGAAAAAAGAAAAACAAACAACCAAAATAACTTACCACGATAAAAAACCGCTGAAAACAGTTATAACGACTGTTTTCAGCGGTTTATTAGTGTTTGTATTTAGCTTATGGCCACAAACGGTTCATCGTACGTGGGAATGTGTAAATGCTTATACACCAGTAGTTTGAGCGTTTACTGGCGCAAATATGGCGCAAATATTAAGCCTCGTATTTAGTGGCGCAAACTAAGCTGAATCCAATTTTAGTTTGCAGGGTATGACCCGCCATTTCTCACCTAATTATTGTACAATAAAAAGCCCGCCAGACGAGGAAGTTAATCCAAGTACAGCGGGCTTTTTTCAAGTAAATCAACTAAAGTTATTATTGAAAATAAGTTGAAAAGAACTTAATCATTTTTTTCTTGCTACTAAAGCCTAATGCTTGCGCTTGATTTTCACCGTTTTTTCTTACAGGCTTTATGGCGTTTTGAATATCTTTATAGATGTCTCCAAAGCCATAATTTTGATCTATATTATGAGCCAAATAAACTATCGGAATAATAACGCTGGCTAATTTATTAGTTATCTCAGTTTTACCATTTTTTCGTTCGTGAACATGTAAATATTCTCTCCATTCGACTTTAGATTTTGGCAAAGTTTTAAATTCAATATCAATTAAATTAGAACTGTGTGCACAAACGTTTCTAACTAAAACCATTGCCCCAATCCATGAATTTAATTCAGAACTACCACAATTAAAATTTTTAGCAATTTTATCCTTACTTTTCAACGGTAAAAGTTGGTAAATATGATGTAATTGTCCAAATGATAATAAATCAAATGCTAGCCAAACGGTAGGATACTTCTTATGTTGAGAACCATTTTCTACTTTATTATATTTATTATCTTTTAAAGTGAGATTTTTTTCGTCAAAATATTCTGGATTTGAATATTCATTCATATTTTTAATCATTTTCAAAATTGTATTTTTTATCAAAGATTGTTGTCCAATAATATACTCAGAGGTATAACGTCCTTGATCAGCCCAAACTAAAAAGTCCAAATATCCAAATGGGCCAGAGTCATTACCTATTAGCTCGGCAAGGCTGTTTTTAAAGGCTAGTTCAATCATTTCAATAATATGTAATAAATGTATTCTTAGGTTTTTATCAAAAAAATATCGTTTTAACACACTGCTGAATAGTAGTCCATCATATAGACCATCCCTTACAAATGGCTTTGCGTATTCTTTTAACTTATAGTATCCGATATTTTTAATGTAGACACTTGCATTTTCTGAATCGATTGTCATCTTTCGATCACTAAAAACATTTACAAGTTTTTGATCTTCATCTTGTATATTCATTTTTAATTCCAACTTTACTATAAAAAAAGCCCGAACATAATTGCCCGGGGACTTGATATGCCTTTATTATATGCGGTACCATATTGAATGTCAATTTCAATACAGAAAAGCCCGCCAGACAAGGAAGTTCATCCAAGTCCAGCGGGCTTAATTTTTATCATGGTCTAACTCGACCGTGTTAACCTTTCTATTTGTTTTTAGCCATTGAATATCCAATTGAAAACATCGCTGCGCCAAACCCGATCAGCGCTACAATCAATAGGAACATCATAAAATAACTCTCAAACTCATAAATCATTGTGTAACCCACCCGTCTTCATTCAATTTCAACGTTTCACCGTTTTGAAAACTGCTTTTATAGCTATCAACACTTGTTTTCAACTTATATATTTTATCGATTAAGCTTTGCGTTGCATCGTAATTAAGATGCCACTCGTTTTGATCATCGACATTTTCATTATATAGGCGCCGCAGATTAACATAATCAATGTGAACATTAAGACGTACAATTTGGTAGCTTTGCTGATACGCAACCGGCAATGATGTTATATCTAAGTCGGAGAGTATCTTGTAATTCTCGTTTATATCATCGATGAAAGTATTCACCGCGGAGGCTTTATCTTTTGAAGAACTGTTTGATTTTAAAACATTCTCAATACCATCCATATCATTACTCTCGCTTTGCAAACTTGTCAAAATAACCTGCCGCGTGCTCGCCTTGTATAAATGTGAATGTAACAAATCTTTCGCACCCACCAAAATTGATATAGCTAGAGAAATTGCTGACAGCCAAATAGCCCATGTATTTTTATTTTCCATGAACCAATTTTAGTACATCAACATGTGTATTAATAGAAGTTTATTCAGCGTAAGCAGCTTGTAGCCAAACTGATTCACCGTTCATTTCTACTTCGATAGATGATCCAACGCGTTGCAATACCGTGTACTTACCATTCAAAGTGAAGTATTCCGGAACTCCGTTGTTGCCAAGGCCGTTTTGGTCCGCCAATTGGCTACCATGACGGTCGGTCAACGTTACTGATACAGCCGGCATGTCGTTGTGATAATCTGCTACTGGAATAGCCATATCATTGTTTCGAACGTACACACCACCCAGCTCATATTGCCAGCTGTCTAGATAGAATACACCGTTAAACTCTGCCGAGTCAGCTTGCGTGTTAGCGTCCAAGATTTCGACATTCTTCTTGTTTACCCATGAGTAAATATCATCAAGTAACACACGGTCGCCATCGACTTCTAGCACTTTGTGTGGCTCACCCTTAACAAAGTCAGGAATAGCTTCACCAGTCGCATAGTTCTTTGCACTGAAGTTAACCTTTACGGTCATTCCCGCTGCAATATCTGACTTCGGAGTGTTGTCGGCTTCCTTACCGGCATTCACAGCTGGCGTGTCCGTGTTTGGCTTGCTAGGATTACCGTTCTTGTATCCATTATCAGTAACACCGCTCAAGTCAACGTTACCGTCCAACCCACCGGCAACATAAGTCGATGTGAATTGAAACAGCCCAACGTTATCAAACGATGGGAAATAGTTATAGTTGGGCTCGGGTGTCACTTCATAGTTGGGATATTCAGCAAGCCAAAGCTCGTATGAATTAGCGATACGTTGCAAGTCAGTTGAATCTTGCAAGTAGTTCTTGTACCCATAAACCATCGGCGTGTAACCAGCGTTCTTAATGCGTTGCAATGCGTGCATGATTACGTCAGTATTTTGCCCGCCACTCTCAACATCAAGAGCGACAATTGACCCCTTTGGCGTTTGAATTTTCGGCAAGAAGTAGTCCAATACCTTATCAGCAGTTGCATAATCAGTGATATCTTGCCACCACATATACGTGTGAGCGCGCTTGCCCTGAGCAATTGCGTATTGGACTTGCGTGGCATAAGTAGATTGATCATAGATATACCCGTGATAACCACCAATTTGCGCGATAGCAAACTTATCGTGACCGTAGCCAAACTTACCTTGTGAACCTTGGTAGATTGACCAATCAACACCCTGGTCGCCTTTGGCAGCATGTACTGATGGTACTGATCCCATAATTAAAAGCGCCCCAGTCGAAACCAAAGCGCTTTTGAACAACTTATTCATATTACTTCTCTGCCTCCTTCATCTTTTCAACAGCCCATTCAATTGCTTCATCAATCTGCTTAGCAGTGAACAGGTGTGCCTTGTCAGCCTTAATCAAATAATCTGTAATCGACTTGATTGCTTGTGCTTTTTGGGTTTGGCCACCGTCAAAGGTCACCTCGGCCCACTTAACCACATCTTCTGCAATACCAAGCAAATTTGTTAACCGCTTATTGCGGGCAAATCGTGCTGATAGCCACCCAATGGCCAAAATTAAAAGCGCTGGTGCAATACCTGATTGCCATAGCGCTTCTGCAAAGGTTATTAAGTTATTTATTGTCATCGTGATGTTCTCTCCAATCTTCAATTACAGCGATACGCTTCTCATGGTCATCAATGCGTGTGTCATAAGATTTTAAGGTGTCCCTCAGATCAATGATATTCTTATTCAAATCATTCATTGACTTCACAAAAGTCATCTTTATCACGAACCACATTGCGGCACTTAGGGTTGCCAGAACTGTGAGCCACCCTGCTAAGTCGTGTGGAAAAAATCCCATATCATATGCCTTTCTTTTATTACTTTGCATAAAGCGTTACAGAAACGCTTATTTAATCCAGCTAGTTGACCCGTCTGTAGGTAGTGCAGATGGGTTATATGTTCCTGAATTATCATCGAGTTTCTCAGATGCCAGACGATAGCTGATTACGCCGGTCGGCTTGAAATTTAGTTTCAAATTAAATCCGAAGTTATTAGAAACACCAGTGACTCCACTGCTGGTTGCAATACTCATAATCACAGCTTGCACTGGACGAGTGATGTTTGTTGGAATGTTTGAGAAATCATGCCAATTACCATCAGCCACCAGATTAACGTTACCAATCAGGTTTACCATTACACCCGTCGCGGTTTCTGAAAAAGTGATTGTAGCCATTGACCCAAGCGCCAAAGAAGCTGTTTTGACGTTCGTTGTGGATACAGTCCCAGCAAGTGCTAAGTGACCAGTAAAAGTCTTATCACCAGCAATCGACTCTACCCCAGTATTGTGTACAACACCATCATCGTCCGCCAAGTTGTGCCAAGTCTTTCCGTCCCTTGATTGTTGGATAGAAGTTCCGTCTGACTTAAAGTTAGGCGTGCTGATTGTCTTTGCCGTAACACCCTTGTCGAACGTAGCTGTATCAGTGAAGTGATTTGCAACGTTCAGCAAAGCTACTTGCTTAGAATCAATTTGCCTTGCCAGATTCTCAACTGATGTCTTCAAAGTTTCATAAGCAAGTTGTTGCGCCTTGATATTGTCATTCAAACCACTGATACGTGAGTTTGCTTCATTAACAGCCTGTTGTACTGAATCGATGTAGTCCTTTGAAGTATTAGCTGTGAACAAAAGATTGTTAGCCAACACCGTGAATGTTACTGGGATTGAGCTGATAACCGTACCAGCGCCATCTTGAACACTTAGGTAGGCTTCTTGAATGTCACCAGCTGATTCGTACATCTCTCCTGGGATTAGCATTGAGAACAACCCACCTGTGGCTGAAATCATGTCATGAACCCCAGAAATTTGCTTAACCTTACCTGCTGAATCCTTTGCCGTAAGAACAACGTTTTGGCCGTCAAGATTGTGTGGCAAGTTGCCGTCCTTGATAGCAAAGTAAACGATACGTCCATTGTCACCTTGTCGTCCTGATAGTGAGTCAATCAGTGTCACATCTGTTGTGTCTAGCAACGTGTTGACAACGGCATAGCGACCTTGTGATTGTGCTTGTGTAGCCATATTTTCTTAATTCCTTTCGATTAAACCGTTGAGAATCATAATCTCAACCATGTTTTGCAATGTATTTTCCATAGCAACCAAATGGCTGTTGAAATCATCATAAGATTCTCCCAAACCACTTAGATCGCCTCCCCAATATTCATGTCCTTTGGCCTGTATGCCCTCCATATCGACAAAATGATACTCATTGAAGATGTCCACCAGTCGATTGAGGTTGTTTTTGAGCAAAATTAAAGCACTCCCAATTTCTGAGAATGCTTGCTCGTTGTATTCTGAAATGTTCAGCGTCTTCATTGGCATAGGCATATCTGTAATCATGCCAACATCATAAAATGCTTGGTAAATCTGTTGTGCTGTATCATCAGCTCCAGAAATACGCTCAGGTAAATCCAATATCATTTACTTCACCACCTTTGTTGTCAGTGTTCCCTTATCATCAACTACCAGTTGATACTTGGTGCCATCGGGGCTTGTCAATACCACTGTGCTCAAGTCAGGCTTACCTGCGATAGCTTGCCAATGGGTGTAGGCATAAGCCTTATTTCCATCAGGATCAGCATATTGTACGCTTGGCGTGCTCTTAGGTGTCTCTGGTTCTGGGTCTGGCTTAGGTTCTGGTGTAACACGGTCTGACTTAGCATAGGCTTGCCATGCTTTGACGTCACCATAGAACTTGTCCAAATCCAGCTTGCCATCATAGCCACTTAGGTGCCCAGTTGAAGCGTATTGGAATATTGCTGGCCCACTCCATGAACCATACCCCCTAGTGTCTGTCCATGGGTCATCTTGGTACCCAGTGGGGCTTGTATCTGCATATTGGGCGACCCAGAGACCGTAATTGGCACTCACAGTTGACCAGTCATAACTGCTTGTGACTGACTTGCTCATGTAAATCAATGGCCTGATGCCAGTCTGCTGATGCACGTAATCCAAAAAGGCCTTAGCGTAACCGACTCCCTGTGTTACAACAGCACCTTCCCAGTCTAGGAACAGGACAGCTTCTCCAAGGTAGCCCTGAACGTTGCTAAGGAAGAATTTGGCCTCTTCCACAGCACCAGCACCTGTCGCAAAGTGGTACACACCTAACAACCGGCCTGCTGACTTAGCACCTTGATACTGGGTATCAGCTTCGGGTGACACATAGGTGGTTCCTTCAGTGACTTTTACGATAACGAAATCAGCTGGTACTGCGCTTAGGTTAATACCAGCCTGCCAGTTTGATATGTCGATTCCATTTAACGTCATGATTCCACCTTTCCGATAACCCACATGTTACCTGTTGTCCCGGTGTTCTTTTTTGCTATATTGACTGCTGATTGTTGTACCCTTTGGGCGTCCAGATAATTCTTTCGAGTGTTGTTCAAAGTAATCTGTACCGCTGATGTAGCAAACGGTGCTCTTACAATGCTGACCACTTCAACGGAAGTCTGGAACCCGTTATCAATCATCTGTACTGTCCAATTTTCACCCAAAGCAACGTCTTCATTACCAGCTGATGTAACTGTCATAGCCAATGATGGCTCCAAGACAAAAGACTGGGAAGCCAAACCCTTCATGGCGTCCGTACTGGTGACTGAATCACTTTCAACACGGGTACCCTCTTTGATACCCCACTTAGCAACTGAATCTGCGTCCTGTACCTTGAAGGGTGAGAATGCTGGTTGTTCCATGGTTGATACAGCTTGAACCGTGTTTACAATACTGGTTGCGTCATACTGTAGTTGTACTGCGGCAGTATCATTACGATACCTGAATACCTTGCGGGTATTGGTCACATATGAATCTTTGTCGTACAAGTGAATGACCTTGTTATCAGGTACGATGGCATATACACCGAATGCACTCTTGATTGTCGACAACCCCTCGATGATTGACGTGTTACCAAAATCCGTTAGCGTCTTGTTGCTATCAAACTTACCATGAATCTGGTATGAGTAGCCATCGCCAATATCTGTGAGTAGAAAATTCAAGGCGTCTGTCAGACTGAATGAATTATCACCCTGTCTAACGTTGTACTGGAACCGATTGTTGAGCTGGTAAAAGATGTGCGTTGCCGTAACTGTTACGTTGTGAGCACCACCAGTGTTGTCATCAGTCGCCTGTTTAATCACGTAGGCTTGACCGTCATATTGCACCAGATTCTCCACTTGTAACAAGGCAAACCCAAGTGATCCATCATCATACGCTTGGAAATCAACTTGGTAAGCTTCATTCTTCGTACGGGTGAGCTGAAACGTGCTGAAATTCAGTGAGGATAACGCTTGTGTGGACTTGCCGTCCCTCGATTGAATAACAACCTTATCTTTGCTGTAATCCATTTAGAAGTACAAGAATGGGAAGCTGAAGGTAACATTGGCACTGCTTAGTCCACTTAAACGAATGTCATTATCTCCACGTTCCAACTCGATGTGCCCAAAGTCCGTGTCTACGTCAGTTGACCCATTCAGTGTTGGTATTACACCATTCAATACGAACGTGTCACCGTTAGCCATCGCCTTATTCAGCGTGATACTGGTACCATTCGTCTGATTTGTCAAAGTAAATGCACCCGAACCTTTTACTGTAATCACCAAATCATGATGGTTAACGTATGGGTCAATGGCCACATCTGAAGGGTTGTAAATGTTGAACTGATTACTGGTACCAACATAGCTCAACGGCTTGGCTGGTAGGTTCATACCAAAGCCCAAACTGCTTAAGTCATCAGGTAACTTATCAGACCTGACCAAACTCTGTGCCATACCACTTGGGTTGGTGAACACAAGGTCTACCGTCCCTTGTGATGAAGCTTGAATCGGTGTGATATCAGTTGGGTTAGCCATTACCCAAAACGTCTTAAATGGTTCCAGCGTGCT